ATCTTTCATCAAACTCATCTTGAGGACCAGGTTCATTACAATAAACATGCAAATCCCCCAGGACGTTCTGCCATTGAAGTAATAGTTCCGTCAGGTCCCAGTTCTGATAGTCCCACAGAAGAACGGCAACGTCCTGAGCATCCCCTATGGGCTTGTCTGCCGGCAGGCGCCTCAATCGTTCCATGGTATAGTAGTAATCCTTTGTCCCCCACTTCTCTCCGTCATATTCCTTCTTGACCGGGAACATCCTCAGCAACTCCAAAGGTGTCAGCCTGCCGATGGTATCCATGACCTGCTTTAGCTTCTGGTACCTGTTCTCTATCTCCAGGCAGGACTTATAGGCTTTTGTATGGTTAAACTCTGCAGGATTCTCTTTTCCATAGGCTTTGACCGCCAGGAATATGTATCGTGCCAGGTCAACTCCCTGTAGTCTTTCTATGCAGCGGGTACCGCCATGAATATCCGTAAAACGTCTCAGGGCCTTAGTATATTTCCCGTTGCTCTCTACATGCGGCACAATTCCCGCTGTATTCCAGCTCTTCCAGGATTCCTTGATGAATGGTACCAGTATCTGGAGCGGACCGGGGAACATCCTTAACATCTGGATTACAAAGGCAGTCCTCCTTGTCAGCTTACGCATCCTGCCCCAGAGCTTCCGGTTCTCTAACTCCGCTTTAAACAGCTCCGTGACGCCCTGCTCGTCGTCCTCTCCTACCTTATATACAAAGTTGTCCATAAGGTCAGCCTTAAGGTCTTTACTGCTAATCTTCCGTAAGGAATAGAGCATGTTGTTGACAGATATGGTCCAGTCACGACATCCCTTGATGATTTCATACATTTCATTCAGATATTCAGGCTGCAGGTACGCCTCCAATATCCCGCGGCAGGCCTCCATGCCATCGGCATCCACCTGTAATTTCCATGGGGATGGCTGAATCCGCAGGACATGTACTTTGTCCACCAGGCCTGCTGCCTCAATCCGGTCACAGCATGGCTTTGCATATAGCTCCATCCCGGCCTTGGCCATCAGTTTCTGTATGTCAAACAGCATGTCCGGAACATAGGTCCCATCCTTAATATGGCTCAATACCACTTCTTTGGTTTCTTTCTCCATTGTCCTCACCTCTCCTATATCATTCTTACCAGCTGGTCCACCTGCCAGCATTTGCACATATATGCCACCGTCATCAGTAGTAGCACGATGATCAGCGCCCAGTCCATCCGGCCGGGTTCCCTGTTTCTGTTCATTCCTGTTTCTCCCCTTCCTCTGGACGCTCCAGTTTCTCTCCGATTATCTTTTCTATTTTTGCCGGGTATATCCGAAACTCCCACATGGTCTTACCAGTTTTCTCTGGCGGGATTGCCAGCCCCAGGTCCAGGATGCCCCTGCGCATGTAATTCCGAATC